AAGAATCAGTCCAAAGACCGCCATTCTTAGCAGTAAGATCAACTAAGCTAACATTTACTACTGACGCATCGAATAACAAATCAGTATCGTCATTTACTGTTGATGCGAAATTTGTTGCTATTGTTCCAGCACTATCGCCAGCACTTACAGACGTTGATTTTTTACGACCTCCAATATATGAGTGAATCGTTCCTGCTCCAGCTGTTCCTGCAAGTGATACAGATACTCTCTGAACTTGTGCGGTTCCTGAGTTTGGCACTGCAATAACATGAGTTTCTATATTCTTATTGTTCTTTTCCCAATATTCATACATATCAGCGAGCATAGAACCTACACCGCCTAATGTTTTCGCTTGATCGCCACTTGTGCAAAGTGCAATAGTGTTATCCGCTAAAGTTCCTGCACTGGTCTTTTGACCAATAATAAGAGCTTTACGCTGTATTTGTTGTAACCCCCTTAGTGCTCTAGTAGAGTCGAACTCCATATAAGCACCAGGATTCCGATTGCTCGGATCGACTTGATTGAATGATATAGCCATTATTTAGCCTTCTTTTTTGTTGATTTAATCGGCACTAGATCACCGTATTTTAAAAGTCTCACTACCTCTTTAGATTTGTTGACTTCTTCACCTTCATCTTTGTAGTGTTTGAATTGTTCAGCTTGAGTCTTTCGGACTTTTAATCCCGCCCTCGGTTTTACGAAAATTCTTTGCATAATTTAATTAATTCTTTTTGTTATTGCATTGCAAGTAAAGCATGATTATATGACGGCAAAATTTCATGCTAACTTAAATCTACTTCAAATGATACTGCTGGCTGTGCTTCATCGGTGAAGAATGTCGGCTCAATAGTTCCTGCAATTGTTATTAGGTCGTCAACTTCTTCTGGATTATGTGACCCGATGCCTTGAGTAAGGTTCGAAACATTAAACCCAATATCAAACGTAAATTTATGAATGTATCTTTCTGCATCTACCGCAAAAGGTTCATCGCCCACAAATCTAAATTCGTTATACTGAAAACCCTGATCGTTAGCGTCATATACATCTAAATTCCAATAAAGTAATGCCAACCATAACGCTTTTCTAATATCGTGCACTTGATCCTGAGCGTTTAATCCTGTTATGTCGTTCTTATTCTTATTGTCGAGCATTAAGAATATATCCAATGATTCAGTGACATCTTGAATTAATGTTGAACTGTTACGGTCTCCAATATTACTTGCCGATGACCCCCTATAAGTTACAAACATAGCAGGGAATACAGACCTATGATCACGAATAGCAGTTTCAAATTCTGCAACTCCATAAATACGACTGCCCCATGTCCCGCTTGGCAATTTGGTTCTTAATCGCTCAACTATTTCTGATATTCTCATTTAGGCATTGCCCCTTCTTTTACTGCTTTCTGGATTAATACTTTAATCTTTGGTTCAACCTGATCAAATGAAGGTTCGAGCCAAGGTCTACCGCCTTTTGATGGGTCTTTATTTTCCAAATATTCACCATACTTAATATCAGTTCCTACAATAGCCTCGCCCTTCATCTTTGATACAGTTGTAATACTTCTTGCTAAAATACCTGTATCAGATTTTGGAAATTCACCTTGTGCAGATCGTTGACCAATTATACCAGATTTACCCCTCTTATATTTTCGTCCAGATCGTTGCCCGCTTTGGATATTCTTTTGAGCTTTTAATTTAACCAAGAACGCTGACTGTGTAATCGCCTTATCTACATTCCCTCGAATATCTCTTTCGGCTTGAACCAAATAAGCTTCAACACTTCCTGTCATTTTGATTTTAGCTGACATAACTTGTTTCTTCGCCCATTTCCTCTAATTGAAAAATTATAAATCTGTTTCGTTCGTTAAAAATCTGACTTGTAGATATTCGAAACAACCGATCACAATAGACAACGTGATCTACTTCACCTGTAGTATCAAATTGCTTGTCGTATCGTATAGTCAATGTGTGGCTTGTCGTATCGAGTAGATTTCTAACGGTGTAGTATGACCTACCAGAAACACTAACCAACTCGCCCCAAACATCTTTGACTTGCTTGTATGTGGTTGTGTTGCTGAATGTATCGCTAGGAGCATCGGATTCCTTTTTCAGTGATACCCTGTGCCTCATTCTGCCTATTAGAGAATTACTCATACTGAATAAATCATATATCCCGATAAATTAGCCATAACTGAACCGTCAACCATTGCTGTAATCGTTCCAGATACTAATGCTTCTCGGTTCTCATACCAAGTAGCCACCATTTGCATAATCGCAAGTTTTACTTGATCTGGAGTAGATTCTCCACCAACTGTATAATTTATCACCATAGAATCTAATAATCTTAGATCATATGTGCCTAAATCGAATAGTATGCGATTATTATAAGCGTCATATTCATCGGTAGGAATTACACTCGAAACATTATCCTCATCATATACGGTTATCGAGTTGACCGATTGTACATCAAATTCCTCTAATTTAATACATTTCGCAATCTCTGACGCGTCCAATGTTAATTCCCATACTTGAGAACCATATTTTCTATTTGTATAATTCTCTGCGTATTCTCTGGCTTGTGTGATAAAACTAGAGACTAAGAAATCATCCTCTGAACAATCTATCCGCGCGAAAGCTTTCGCATCATTTAATGTTACTGGCTCGGTTGTTGGTGCTGTTATTAATGTTTTTCTCATAGTCATAAAAAAAAGGGCAAGACAATTATAAACCGCCTTGCCCTTCAATCAGAAACCAGTTTACCAGACCAGAATTGTTATGCGTTGCGGTCGTTTGCTAGAGAAGCTCTCAAACGTCCTAATGTTGCAACCATAGAAAGATCAGAACCAGAACTAGTTGAAGTTGATACTACTTTCGCTCTAATGTATCTAAGGTCTTTTTCAACACCCCAATTTAAAGATGCCAATGAAACCGCAGTATATGCAGTATCATATAAATCACCTTTAATTCGATTTGATGGAATCTCGGTTTCGCCACTCATTCCAGAATCATCAGACTCATAAAATGACACAGAATAATCTCCATCAGTAGCAGTTCCAACAGCTAGATTCATTTCAACCGCTTCAGCATCAGCTAAGTCGATTGTTTCACCTACTGTAGTAGTATCAGTTGCGATAGTTTGTGGTTTTAATGCCACTAACTGATCAATGATATTGTGTAAATCTTGCATTATATTTTCTCCTTATTAAATAGGGTTCAAGCCTATTAAGCTTGAACCTTTAAGATTTTAATTGCTTGGAAATGTTGAACACCTCCACCTACTCGCTTAGTAGTGTAATACTTAATAAACGGCTTGTTTGTGAATGGATCACGTAATATTCTTAATCCTTGACGATCTACGATCTTATAACCTCTGCGGAAATCGCCGAAAGCTATTGATAATGCCGATCCTGCGATTGCTGGCATATCTACCGCGATAGTTACCCCATACCCCAATAGGCTAGATGCGATACCGTCTTGATTGTCAGGTTGCCATAAATATTGATCGTCATTGTCTTTAAGCTTACGAAGCTCTGAACGTGTTTCCTTGTTCATTACCCATCTAGCATTAGATTTGAATGAGTCAAGAAGTGCGTCAGTTACATCAATTAAGTCATCGAATGCGATTACACCAGACCCCGCAGATGTGATTTGTTGAAGCTTATTAAAACCACTTCCAGCATTGTAGCTCAAGAATCCTTTAGGTTTTTTATTACCATCACCCTCAACGAATGCAGTTCCTTCAAGTCTTGCGAACTTAGAAACTAATTTTCCTTGCAACCAATCCTCAATACTAATGAATGAATCATCAATCAAATTTTGTGTTGCTTCTGGACTTGCATACATTTCATTTACTGGAATGCGAATCTCGTTAAGACTTGGACTTGATGTTTTTGGACGTGATGCAGTTTCGCCTACCCATCCTGCGTTAACGTCTGATTCATCATAATAATCAACAAACTCATTTGTGCCGATTGTCATAGTCTCAGCGATTTGACGAATTGGAGAATCTTCTTTTACATCTTGATTGATTCTGTTTGAGAAGTCAGGACGAACAACAAACCCACCATCAGCATCATTTCCAGAGAAATTGAACTTTTGATTGATTCCCC